GTGGCCGGCCACACGTCGTGGAAGTGCACCACGTGACGAAGCCGCCCGCGGCGGGCTAGAGCAGGCCGCACATCGCGGCCGTGTTCGGCCACGGCTCCCAGCCGCGGTGCCGCCACGTCGCGAGCGCGACGAGCAGCTGCGCGCGCGGCGTCGCGAGGTCGGGGCGACCCTCACCGCCGTTCGCCTCCCACGTTGAGAGGTCGAACTGCATCCCGCCGTAGTAGCCGTTCCCGGTGTCGGCGTTCCACGCGCCCTCGTAGTGGTGGACGCAGAGTGCGTCGGCGAGCCACCCGGGCGGCCACGGCGCGATGGGGATCAGGCTAGCGCGGTGGGCTCGAGCGCGCCATGCGATGCGGCGGGCGAGCCACGGCGCTTGCGCGGGGTGGTGTTCAGCCGTGAACCAGTACGGAGAACGTGGCTGGTGTCGCGCACGCTCGAGCGACCATGTGCGTCGAACCCACCAGTGCAGGCGGCATAGCGCCGGCGCCGACCGGGAACCACACGAAGATCGCTGGACTGGCGGCCGCGGGAACGGGACATGCGCCGAAGCTGGGCCCGCGACGCACAGGAGGGTGAGCGCCGCGAGGGCGCATGGGAATAGACGACGAATCGGTCACTAGACCTCCTCTTCGCTTCGCGCCGATCCTGTCGACGCTCGGTCTGCCCACACGAGCCTCCGACCTCAGACGAGGTACGGGATGGCGAACCCGCCGTCGAGCTGCGCCTGGCAGCAGTCGACGCCTTGCGGCGAGTATGGGATGCCGTCGATGCGTTTCGTGTACTTGTCCCACCCCATCGACACGACGCGGATGTACTCGCCCGGCTGGAGCAGCGTCTGCAGGTTCGCCTTCGCCGCCTCGGCTGCGGTGCGCGTCGCCGGGTCCGGGCTGTTGAGCTCGGGCGAGTTGATGCCGTAGAGGCGCACCGAGTAGGACACGAGGTCGTGCGCCTGCTGGATCGTCGGCAGGCCGCCGAGATAGATGCCAAGGCCGAGGTCGAGCCGGCCCATGACGGTGTCGCCGTCGTAGACGTGGTCGACGGTGAACCAGTAGGTGAACGGCGTGTCGGCTGCCATCAGACTGCTCCTCGGGTTGATCGGGTGAGCGCGACGCCTTCGTGTTTCTTCTGCCGTAGCGGGATGCGGCGGCTGACGGGTGCGTGCTCGTCGGCCACCTTCTGCGTCCACCCGCGGCTCGGCGTCCACTCACCGATGTAACCCCCGGTCAGCAGCTCGAGCGGCTGGGTGATGTGGCCGCGCTGGTCGAACGGGCCCGTCGCGGCGTCCGATCGGAACCAGGCGGGGAGCACGAAGTCGCTGACCTCGACCCCTTGGATCGTGTAGCCGAACGAGTCGTCCTCGCAGGCGTCGCACACCTCGAGGCTGTAGAACGTGCTCGAGGCGACCTGGACGGCCGCGTCGATCCACGGATCGGCGAGCATCTCCAACAGTTCATGGCTCGCCGTGACCGTCCAGCTCATGCCGTCGGCGAGGACGTCTTTCGCGAACACCGTGCCGAGCGGCAGGCCGTTGGCGGTGAGGTCGTGGTAGCCGAGCGCGCCGGCCTGGTCAGAGTCGTCGAGGATGACGAGCCCCCAACTCGTCGCGCCGATCGCCTTCGCCTGGACGAGGCGACACCCGGCATCCCAGTGGGGGCGGAAGTCGTCGGCGACCTGCGCGTGCAAGGCGTGGACGACGGGCGTGACGTCCGCGTCGCCGAGGACGGTCGACTCGTTCACGACGTCGATTGTCGGGACGGCTGCCACCTAGAGCGCGCTCAGGACGGCGACGATGACGACGATGAGGCCCGCAGCTGCGTGCAGCGTGGAGACGTGGATCGCGTTCGCCCAGACGAGCACGCCGATCACGAGCGCGACGATGCAGAGCAGGAGGTGCAGGCTTGGTTCTGGTCGAGTCCAGCTCATGAGGATCCTCCTAGTGTTTGGCGAGGCCGCGGCTGATGGCGTAGGCGACGACGCTGATGGTCGTGGCGAGCGTGGCGTAGCGCGGCGGCAGGTTGTTGGTCGCCGCGGCGGCGGTGGCGCCGACGGCGGTGAGGACGGTGACCCAGAACTCGGTGGTCTGCCACCCCGGCTTCGCCGGCGCGGACTTCACGGGGACTACGGACACGGCTGGTTCCTCCTTGTAGAGGGCTCTGCGCAGCTGCGCGCGTTGGCGGCGGCTGAGCGTCGAATGGACGTGGATGTTGATCGGCGGCTCGGTCACGGCTTCTTCTTCGCGGTCGGCTTGGACGTGACGGTGCCGCGCCACCATGCGCGCGGGTGGCGGAACTGGAACCATCCGAGGCCGCGGAAATCGCCCGACCTGGGCTTGCCGTCTCCGCCGACCCAATGCACCGTGACTCCGTCGGGGCGGTGCCACTTCGGCCGCGTCGCAGGGACGAGCATCGCGACGGGCGACGCCAGGAACACGCTCGCGTCGGTGTGCCCTTCGATGCCGGTGATGTGGGCGACGCTGGTGTATTGGTGCGCCGCGGCGCCCATGTCGCCGCCCTGCAACGGGTGGCGGGCGCCGTCGTTCGGGCCGTACTCGGCGCGCCACCACGGGCACGCGCGGGCGGCGGTGCTGCCGGCGCGGACGGCGGGGATCTGGCTCGTCGACCCGTACAGGATGGGCAGGTACCCGAGCTTCGCCTGAATGTGGCGGACGAAGGCGTCGGCCCACGCAGCCGACTGGCCCTCTTCCAGGTCGAGACACGGCCGCAGATGCCCGGCGCTGGGCGTGCCGATCACGCTCAGGAAGTGGTCGGCCTCGGCGACCGGGTCGCCGTGCTGCGCGAAGTGGTAGGCGCCGCAGATGATCCCGGACTTCTGAGCTCGAGCCATCCGGTCGGTGTAGGTCGCGTCGACGAACATCTTGCCGTCCGCCATCACCACGCCGTCGGTCGCCTTGAACGAGCCGTGTGTCACGCCCGCCTTGTGGGCGACGGCGTAGTCGTCGGCGCCGTTGTTGTTGCTCCGGTCGATCAGTAGTGGCATGCTGCTGCGCTCCTTTCGAGGTCGCTCTCGAATGGGTTGGGTAGGGTTCTGGCGGGGTCGTCGTGGTCGCTCGCGGCGGCCCTACGTGCCTGGGTCGGTGCGGCGCTGCGGCCGGTTGAGGCTGGCCGCGACGATCGCTTGCAGGTCGCCCTGCATCCCGACGACGCGCTCGAGCGTCTCCGCCGTCTTCTCCGCGATCTCCATCGCCGCGGTGTGGTTGTCGTCCTGCCGGCGCATCAGTTCGGTCGTGTCCGGGCGGGCGCGTAACTCGGCGATCACCTTCTCGCGTTCCATCGTCTCGAGCTCGCGCTTGTGGATGTCATCTTTCAGCGCTTCCTGCGCTTCGAGGAGCGATTCGCGTTCGCCGCGGAGCTCGGCGTTGTCGGCGCGCAGCTCCTCGTTCATCGTCTTGAGCATGTCGCGCGCCTCGCTGCCGCTCGACGTGTACCGCAACCCGAACCCGGCGATCAGGACGAGGGTGCCGATGATCGCGAGGCTGCCGCCGCTGACGCTTGACCAGTCGATGCCGAGCACGACAGGGACGGCCAGGAGCGGGACGATGAACGGGTTCATAGCTGGGCTCCTGCGGTTCGCTCATTCATCGACCCTGCCTACGGTCATGTCCCGTCGCTGATCCATTGGGCGCCGAAGAACGCGGCGGCGCTGTCGAATATGCCGGCGCTCGCAGTGCCGAGCAGGTTCAGGGCGACGCCTGATGTCTGGATCGTGAGCAGGCGGACGGTGTCGACGCCGGCGGTGACCTTGTAGGTGCCCGAAACGTTCAGGACTGAGTTCGTCGCGGCGAGCGGCGCGGGGTCGGTGTAAACGGCGATTTCCACGCCGGGATTCACCATCTCTATTCCTAGGCTGCGGCGGCCGGTGTTGTTGGGCGCGTATTCGCGTGCGCCCCAGAAGAAGTAGACGCCGGTCGTGTTGATCGTGATGATGCTCGGCGCGCCGACGTTGTCGTGCATCGAGTCGGTGTCGTAGATGTCGGCGAGCGTGAAGTTGCAGGCGGTGTTCGTGGCGGTGGCGATGGATTGGGTGCCGCCGACGGTGGCGAGACACCCGGGCGGCGAGTGAACGAAGTTCGTGTTGTCGCGGACGTAGGTGTTCATCTGGGCGGCCGTGAGCACGTTGCCGGTGACGAAGGTGATCGGGCTCGTCCAGGCCACTAGGCACCTACCTCATCGTCGGGGACGGCGCATCCATGCTCGAGGTTCTCCGCGACGAGCAGGCTGAGAGGCTCGCCCGGCATCCAGTTCTGGTTCGACGCGCGCGGCCGGTGTTTGAGGATCGCCATGATGCGGTCGGCATGGCGCGGCCAAAGCACGGTGTACCGCGACCCGCAGAACCCGTCCGGGTGCGCCTCGGGCGTCCACGGCTCGCACCGCCACTTCTTCTGTCCGATCCGGATCTGGTATGGCAGCGGGTCGGTGACAGCCTCGACGGCGTTCCCGCACTCACAGTCGACGACCCACCGGCCGTGGTTCACGTAGGCGCGGCTGACTGCCTCGGCGGCGCGAGGACGTGGCGGGATCGGGTAGGGCATCAGTATCCGAGGACTGCGGTGTTGGCGCCGCCGGTGGTGCCGAGCTTGCCGGTGCCGATGATGAGCCAGTTCGGCGCGGTCTGGGTGACGGCGCTCAGGCCGAACGTGACCTGCCAATAGCCGTCGGCGAGGCTGACGGAATGGTCGATCCGCTCGATGAAGAAGTCGCCGGTGATCTGGTTCGACGGGAGGCCGTGCAGCGTCGATGGCGGCGCGGTGCGTTTGACGGTGACCCGGTCGCTGATGTCGAGGCTGAGGAGCGTCTGCCAGAGCGTGGTGGTGCCGGAGGCGGTGGCGGCGAAGACGGGGTCGACGGTGATCCCGTCGATCCGGACCTGGTTGAGCTGGCCGAGCGACGACTGAACCGTCCACGCGGCGCGGTCGGCGCCCTCGTTCGGCGCCGTGGTCAGGATCGAGACGGTCTGGGTGCGGTTCAGGTAGTTGGTGATCGCCGAGCTCGTGTCTGTGTAGGTGAACGTGTCGCCGTTGCCGTCGGTGACGGTCGAACTCGTCCAGATCTGGCTGTCGTCGTAGGCGAAGCTCTGGTTGTCCTCGTAGTCGATGGTGCCGGTGCCGTCGTCGATCAGCGTGGCCTGGCTCGTCGTCGACCGGGAGGCCGTCGAGCGGTGGTAGCGGCTCTCGAACACGAAGCCCGCCGCTCCGACGGTGGGCGTGTTCATGCCGATGTAGTACTGGCCGTCCTCGGTATTCGCGACGTCCTGGCAGTGCTGCAGCCCGTTCAGATTCGCGGGCGCCAGGATGGCGGGCACGGTGCTGAGCCCCGTGTCGAGGTGGCCGAAGCTGGTGAAACCGGCGAGCTGCTCGACCGTCTGGATGCGCTGGTCGGTCGTCGCGCTCGTCGATCCGCCCGTCCACTGGAACAGGTTCAGGATCTTGAAGGCGTCGCTGAGCGTCACCGTCACGTACTCCTCGCCGGTGCCGCTGGTGACGAGCGTCCACCCGTCGACGTAGCCCTCGAAGATGTTCGGCACCGCGGCGCCTGCGACACACCAGAGGCGCATCCATTTCATCGGCTGGATGTTCCCGGCCCACGGCGTCTGGGTGTAGGTCGGCCCGTACTGGCCGAGGGTGTTGTCGAGCACAAGGGTGCAACTGCCGACGTCGAAGGTGCTGGCCGTGTTGTCACGGCCGCGGTGTGTCTGGAAGCCGACGAGGTCGCCCGCGATGTCGGCGGGGTTCGAGTGCGACGAGAGCGGCGCGCCGGCGAAGTCGGCGTACAGGTGCACGGTCGGCCACAGCGCGGTGGTCACTGGCTCACCAGCGGGGTGCGTTCGAGGACGTCGCCGCGAATGGTGCCGACGCGGCCGAGTTGGGTCAATCCGCGCCGCGTCGCGCGGGCAAGGCCGGCGGTGTCGACGACGGTGCCGTGCACGTGCTGTGTGAAGTTGACGACGGTCAGCCCAGACGCGGAGCCGGCCTGCGAGATGGCCTGCGCGACGCTCGGTACGGACTGGGCGAAGCTGGGGATGCTGTGAGGGATCTTGCCGAGCAGGCCGCCCGCGCCGCCGAGCAGGCTCGTCACCCAGCCCGGCGGGCTCGGCCACGAGATGTGCACCGAAAGCACCTTCGAGAACAGGCCGCTGATGAAGTTCCAGACCCGCTGTGCGGCGTTCTTCACCGCGTTCCACGCCCCGGCGACCTTCCCCTGAATCCATCCCTGGATGCTCGCGAGGATCCCCCCTGCGAGGTTCCTGGCGTAGTGGAATGCATCGCCGGCCGCGGACTTCGTCGCGTTCCACGCTTTCGACAGGAGGGTGCGCACAGCGGTCGCGATCGAGCCGGCCTCGACGCGCGCGATCGTGGCGATGGCGTGCCACACGCCCGACGCATCCTGCTTCACGTCATTCCAGGCGTTCCGGCCGAGCTTCGCGACGACCAGGAACGCGCCGCCGAGGATCTCCTTCAGATGTGCGGCGTCGTAGTGCCACGCATCAATCGCGACCTGTTTGATGTCGTTCAGAACCGCTTTCGTCGGCACGATGTTGATGAGCGGCCGGTTCCCGAGGCTCCATAGTTGGCTGAACGCCTTCTGGCCGGCTTGTAGGAAGATGTGCCCGAGCAGCGTCGAGAGCGGCCCCGCGATCTTCGCGACGCCGCCCATGATGGTGTTCGCGATCTTCTCGCCCTGAGCGGTGAAGTTGTGCCGGTTAAACCAGTCCAGGAACGGCTGGAGCGCGCCGTCGACCTGCGTCTGCGTCACGACGACGTGGCCGTTGAAGTTGAGACGCTGCGTCTTCGTGTACCCCGTCCAGAAACGAACGAACTGGTTCCACAAGCCAGAAACGGCGCTCGACACCTCGTTGCCGCCCTTCCCGGATCCGAACGCGATCCGCAGGGCGAGCTTGATCGGCCGCGCGAGCATGTGGCCGACCTGGTTGAGGAACCGGGTGACGGCCTGTACGCCCGTCGTGGCGAGGCTCTTGAACGCCTCGGCGAGCGGCAGATGCGCGATCTGATTCAGATACCTGAGCGCCTGGTGGGCGTTGTCGATCAGGAACCGGAACACCGGCATGAAGTCGTTCGCGAGCGTCGTTGTGAGGTTGTCGAACTGGTGCTTGAGGACGCTGAGCTGGCCGCTGAGCGCGCCGCCGCCGCCGAACGCCTTCTTCCCGGCGAGCACGAACGCGATGCCGAGGCCGCCGAGCAGGCCAGTGACGAGAGCGACGGGCGCGACCAGGTCACCGATGACTGCGAGCAGCATCCCGAGCCCGAGAGTGAGCGCGTTCACGGCGAACAGGACGCCGAACATCGCGACCGGGATCGCCTCAGCCCATGACAGGATCGGCGCGAGCATCGGCGCCATCTGCACCAACTCCTGGCCGAACCCCTCCATGCCCGGGATCGCGGACAGGAACCCGCCCGCCGTCTTCAGCAGATCCTTGTTGAGGCCGTCGAGCGAACCGCCAATGAACGGGATGCCGCTCGAAAACCCCTTCAGCTTCTTGCCGCTGCGGTCGGCGTCCTTCCCGAGAATCTCAAGCGCGATCCCCGCCTCGGCGGCCGCGCGTTCCAGGTCGCCGCTGCTGCCCGTAATCCGGATTCGGATGTCCCTAGCCACGCATCCGCCTCGCGGCTCGCTGCGCCTCTTCCGCCTCGCGGTGCAGCTGCTTCAGCGCGTCGTGGATCATCTCGATCTGGCTCACGCGGAGATACCTGAGCTCGCTCGGCTGCAGGTGGAACTGGGCGCCGAGAGTCGGCGTCCACAGGAGCGCCGGGTCGTCACCTAGCTGCCACTCTTCCGCTTGGCGGTTTTCGCGCCGGCGCGCCGCTGCGCCCTGTTTGGAGGAGGGACGGCATCACCCGGATCCTCTTCCCAGTCGATGTCGCCGAACCGGAGCTCCTTGAGGGCTTCCGGGTCGACCGTCTCGCCGGCGCGACGCATCGCGATGCAGATCAGGGCGCGCACCCACGTCGGGTCGAGCGCGTCCTCGGAACTGGTCGGCACCTTCGCGCCCAGCGCCGAGGCCGCCTCCATCTCGCCGAGCGTGAGGTCGCTCGTCTGCGGCATCGGGTAGGTCGTGCCGTCGATGGTGATGTGGGCCATCTACAGATCCTCCTCAGCTTCGAGCTCGTCGATCATGTCGCTCACCATCCGTTCGACCAGCGGCGACATCAGACGAGCGGTAGGCGCCATGAATGCTTTGCCGCCCGGGCCGTATTCGATCCGCCGCGGGTACGGGTAGCCGCCCGGGTAGGCGCGGCTGCGGGTGCGGCTGTACTCGACGACGTCGTAGGTGAAGAGGCTGCGCATCTGCACCTTGATCTTGTGGGCCAGGTCGCCGGGCATCCGGCCTGGGTCGCCGTGGTCGGTTGGCTTGCCGTGATACACGTCGCCGCGCAGGACGGCCTGGCCGCTCGCGCCCTTCCGGACGAGGTCGGCGCCGTCGCGGAGCGTGTCAGCGAGGCGGACTCGCATCCGGACGCGGAATCCCGTCAGCGCGGCGACGGCCTCCTGCAGTCCTTCCACCTCGATCCCGAACTCGACTGCCATCAGTCGACGGTGTCGGTCGTGCGGTAGAGGAGCGTGATCGGGCTGCTCGCGCCGTCGTAGAGCGCCTTGAACGGCTGGTCGAACGCGAGGACGTCCGCGCCTGCGATGTTCGGGGTGGTGCCGTCGAAGCGCGCGTTGGGGATCGTCGCCTGGACGGTGTTGAAATAGGTCGGGGTGACGGCTTCGATCTGCGGGCCCGTCCAGGTGGTGACGATCTGGGCGAGCTGCCCGTTCACGTAACGGTTGTAGGCGCTCGTGTCGAAGAACTCGAGGCTGACCGTGCCGCCGAGGTTGGCGAACGCATTCGGCAGCGGCTCCTTCTTCAGCACGCTGTTGTTCTGGAAGTAGCGGCCAGCGTTGAGGGCGAGGTCGCCGGTGACCGAGATCTTGGTGCAGTAGCCGACGTTCGCGCCGCCCATCGAGATCGCGCCGCCGACCCAGCTCAGCGGCTGCTGCGTCGGGAACGCGGCGGCGGCGAGCGCGACGGTCTGCTGCTCGTCCTGACAGTTGACGGTGACCTTCAGCATCAATAGCCCGTCGATGTCGGTGGACAGCTCCCAGCTCATGATCTTGCCGCCCGGGTAGGTGAACGGGTTCGCGTTGCCGTTCGTGTCGGGGCGGCCGAACTGGTAGACCTGGCTCTGCGCGGTCGGGTCGGCGATCGTGTAGGTGTGGTCGCGGGTGAGGACGCCGTTCGTCGGCGTCGTGATCGCGCTCGCGCCGAACATCTGCTTGAACAGGAGCCCGAACCCGGTCGTCGCGACCTCGAAGTTGATGTCGCCGCTGGCGTCCCTCTTGCCGCTGACCCACCGGTCGGTGCGCAGCACGCGGTTGCCGGCGCGCAGCGCGGCCGACTCGATGCGCCCCACGTCGAGGCCGAGCGATTCGCTATCGATCTCCAGGAACCGGGTCGCTGTCGCGCCGCTGCCATATCCGGTCCCGGGCGTCGGCGTCGCGAACGTGAGGCCGGTGATGGCACCCTGGACGCTCAGCTGTGGCACGTTGCGAGCAGCGACGAGGGTGCCGCTGAAGGTGACGTTGACGGTGGTCGGCAGCGGGCCGCCGGTGCACGTCACACCGAACGTCGACCCGGCGCCGTTGCCGAGGTTCACGAGGTTGTTAAGCGCCGTCTGGATGCTCGCGGCGCTCGCGTTCGTTGCGAGGGTGGTGACGGTGTTGGCACCGTCGAACACGAGCCCGAACGTGCCGCTCGGCGTCCCTGAGATCGTCTGCACCTCGTTGGTGTAGGGCTCGACGGCCATCCCGAACTGGGCGCCGAGGCCAGAGGCGACTACGGTCATTCCTGCTCACCTTCCTTCGTCTTCGGCTTCGCCGCCGGCTTGGCGGCCTCCCAGTTGTCCGGCTGCTGGAGCAGCAGTTCGGCGTGTTCCTTCGTGGTCTCGAACGCTTCGCCGTGCGCGACCTTGACGCGCGGCGCGTCCTGGCCGGCGAACCCGGCCGTGACGACCTCGACGCCGTCCACGTGCGGGCCGATGTATCTGACCTTCATCGCTGTCCCTCCTAGAGCCACATTCGCTTGAGGTACTGGACCTTCTTCCAGGCTCCCGGCGGGATCGAGAACGTCGGCGCCGGGGCCGGGGTGAGCATGCCCGGGTCGTTCTGCTCGGCATAGGCGTAGGCGGCCGGGTTCTGCCGCATCCAGGAGCGGACAGTGTCGACGCATGCCTCGCGCACGACCTGGGGGACGGTGTCCGTCGTCCACGCGCCCCAGTTGCCGGTGATGTCGAGGTTGGCGTACCCGAACCCGATCTGGAAGGTGCTCGAGTAGACGAGCAGGTCCGACAGCTTCAGCCGCGTGTAGGTGCCGGTGTCGGGCGCGTTCAACGGCTCGAGGACGTAGTCGGTGTTCGCGACCAGCGTCGTCGGCGATGACGACTCGGGATGCAGCACGACCGAGCTGGCCGAACGCAGGTCGTACGGCGCGAGGTCGACTTCCTGGCCGGCGTGCAGGTCGTCGCCCTCGTAGGCGACGCGGAAGCGGCGCGTGAGGGCTGTGCTCTGCGGGGTGAGTTCGCGGTCGAGCTGCTGGTTCAGCATCTGCGACGCGGCCACGATGAGGCCCGCGATCCGCGCGTCTCGGGTCGTGACCTGCATCGCCGGCTCGAACGCGACCTTGACGTCGCCGATCGAGCACAGGTCGCCCGGCATCTGCGCGTGCTGGCTCAGGTAGATGAGCTGCTCCGGCGTGTCCTGCACAGCACCGCCCGAGAGTGTGACGGTGTGCCAGAACTCGTAGAGCCCGCTCGGGAGCGCGGCGAAGGTGACGCTCGGCGTGTAGACGGTGGCGGCGGTCGAGTTCGGCGGCGCCGTAGTGCCGGTCACCGCCTCTGACTCGTCGATCGCGGATACGCTCTTGCCGGGCACGCGCATCCGGAAGTGGCTCGAGCAGCCTGTCAGGTCGAACGATGGGTCGGTCAGCGAGATCAGGTCGTTGATCGTCGGCGACTGCTGGCCGACGACTCGTTGCAGGATGCTCATGGCAGCGGGTCCGGCTCGTCGAAGTTAGCCTGGCTCGCGTCGACGCCCAACTCGGCCTGGCTCGCGCCGGCAGAGAGCCCCGCCTGCCGCGGCGCGGTGCGCATCGTCGCCTCGCTCGCCGAGACACCGAACCCGGCCTGGCGGCCATGGACGCCGAAGCTGCGCCCCAGCGCGTGCGCGATGCCCTGCTTCACCATCGTCGCTACCGCGCCCAGGATCACCTGCGGCACGAACAGCTTCCCAGGCTGGCGGCGCAGCACGGCGCTTGAGCTCGTCGACGCGGCGAGCGTGCGGCCCGTGCGCCTCGTGACCGAGGCGCCGGCGGTCGCGGTAGCCGCGAAGGAGCGCCCGACACGGCGCTGCGCGACCGCCGACGCCGTCTCCGAGGCGGCGAACGTCTTCGACGGGCGCCGCTGCAGCGTGGTCGACGTCGAGTTCGTCGCCGTGACTGGCTTCGACGTCTGCTTCGTGACGGTGGCCGAGTCGTTCAGCGCCGCGGCGAGGACGCGCGTCACCTGTCGGGTGACTGCGGCGCTCACGTTCGTCGAGCAGGCGAGCAGGAGTACGTGCACTTTCGTGAGCGCAATGCTGGCCGAGTCGTTCAGGCTCGCCGCTAGTGTCTTCGCGGTCTGCTTCGTCAGACTCGCCGAGTCGTTCAGCGCCGCTTGCAGCGTCCTCGCGATTCGCCGCGTGGTCGCGGCCGAGCCGGTCACACTCACGGCCAGCGTCTTCGCGGTCTGCCGGGAAACAGCGGCAGAGCCGGTCACGCTGACGGGGTAGCTGCGGCTCATCCGTCTCGTGATTGCCGAGCTCGCGTTCTGGCTCGCGGCGAGCGGCTTGGCGGCTTGGCGGGCGAGACCGGCGCTGTCGGTGACTGCGGCCGCCAGCGGCTTCGCTGTCTGGCTCGTGCGTGTCGCGCTGTCGGTGACCGCGCCTGCGAGCGGCTTGCCTGTCTGGTTCTGCAGCAGCGCGCTGACGTTGGTCGAGCAGGTCAGCGTCAGGAAGTTCGTGGTCGGCCCGGACGAGTTGAGGAGGATAAACCCGTGCGTCGACCATCCGACGTTCCGGTTCCGACCGACCTGGTAGACGAGGGCCGCGCGGCCGTTGCTGACGATCTGGTTCGCGCCTGCGCCGGACAACTCGGTGCCATGCCTGTAGATGTGCCACCATCCCGCGTCACGGCTGCGGCGCCGCGGAAGGTGGTCGGCCGGGACGTGCGGGACGTCGTCGCTGAAGACGGTGTCGTTGTCGTAGACGTTCGACACGCCGGTGGTGACGTTCGCGCCGACGACGCCCTGCTCGGCGTCGATCAGGACGGGGTTCGCGTTCGGACGCGGATACGCCAGGTGCCGCATCGTGAGGAACCGCTCCTGGCCCGCGCCGTAGTAGTAGTACGGGTTGCCCGCAAGCGTGCCGGCGACGGATTCGGCATTCCCTGCCGTCCCGGCGAAAGCGGGGGATCGCGTCGATGCTTTCTCGGCGGTCGCTGCGGTGACGGTGAGGGCGGTGACGCGCTGCCAGAACCACCGCTGGACCGTCGTGTTGGTGCCGCCGCCTTCGACGTAGATATGCGAGCGCAGGAACCGCGTGTAGCCAGGGTTCGCGGGGAGTGCGTAGCCCGCCCACCGGTTGTTCGTCCTCGTGGCCGAGGTGCCGGAGGAGTAGACGCCCAACTACATCTCTTCCCAGACGACGTGGGCGCTGTAGATGTTCGACGTCGCTGTCTGCGGGCGCAGGCTCAGGATCTCCGAGTTCACGAGGTACACCTCTTCACCTGGCTGTGGCACCCACCGGTCTGTCCCGCCGAACGTGTTAAAGGCGTGGAACAGGAACGGGTTACCTGAGAGCGTCGGCTGAGTCGTCCAGGTGGTCGCGAACGTCGCGACCGCGCTCGGCGACCTGGTCGACGCCTTCTCCGGCGTCTGGTTCGTCGGCGTCGCGCCGCCCGTTGATCGTTGCATCGCCAGGCGCGCGACGGCGCTCGCCGTCGACTCTCCACCGACGAACGACTCGAGGATGCGCAGCTGGCCGGTTGATCCGACCGAGAGCGTCCAGAGGTCGGCGGTCGACGCGGCCTGGGTGACGCCGGCGCGGGTGCCGGAATAGACGGGGTCCCAGGGGCAGTACCGCGTGTTGATCTCGTCGTACTGCGCCCAGAACTCGCGGCTGCGTCGCAGCATGTCGTCGAAGGCCGAGCTGCCGCGCCGAGTGGCGGCTCGGTAGTGGCGGCGCAGTTCGCGCTTCAGGCCCTCGGCGTAGGCAGCCGACTGGCGCTGACTGGAGTCGAGGCTAGGCATTCGTTTCGACCGCCTTGATGTGCGCGACCGTCTCGCGCGCCGTCTCCACGCACGCTGGGCACTTCGGGTTGTGTCCCGAGCCGTCGCCACCGTCGGCGCGGTGCAGGATGCAGGCGGTGTGGACCCAGCGCGCGTCGGCGTGGTCGATGTAGTCCTCGCCTGTCTTTGCCTGGATGGTCATCTCAGGTCGCGGTGTTGGTGATCTGCCAGGTCTGCTGAAGCGAGTCGCCGATCTGGAGGTTGACGACCGCGAACGTCGCGGTGGTGGCCATGTTGCCCTGCACGATCCGGTCGCCGTTCGACACGGCGCCGGTGAGGGGCGTGACCGTCGCCGAGGTCGTGTTGCCGCCGGCGGTGATGGTGATCGTCTGCGCGCCGTTAGCCGGCGTCGTCTCGTTGATCGCGAAGACGGTGCCGGTCGCCTGGAAGACGCCGCTTGCCAGCGGCAGCGTCGTCGCTGCGGCGGCCGCGCCGGAGGTGGTCGTGGTGGCGCTCGTGTCGAACAGGCCGGCCTCGTCGATCGCCTCGACGCCGGCGCTCGTGTTCGTCTGCGTGCCGACGACCTGGTAGACGTTGTTGGTGACCGTCTCGGCACCGGTGACGCGCGCCTCGACCTCCTTCGACAGGCTCGTGTCCGTCGTCGCGGCGGTGCGCGCGGCGGTGGTCGCGCCGAGGCCCATCGCGACCTGCTTCGGTGCGGCGCTTCCCAGCGCGGGCGGCGTGACCGACCCGGCGCCGGGCGCGGTCGTCTGGATACGCGCGGCGATGATCTTCGCGCCGTTGGTGGTGACGTGGGTGCCGGTTCCGAACGCCATCGGTTACGCCTCCTCTCCTTCGATCTCGGGCACTTCCGCGCCGAGCGCCGCGAGTTGCTCGCGGATCTGCGCGCTGCGCACCGGGTGGGTGTCGACGATCGTGGTGACGAGGCCCTCGTCGGTGATCTCGCTGACCTCCTGGCGAAGGCCGACGTACTCGGCCTGCAGGTGAGCGACCAGGTCGCTCGTGTCCACCTTGCTCATCGCTCCTCCAGTCGAGTCGGGTCGGTCGACGCTGCGACGTACGGCGCGTCCGGCCGCTTTGGCGTGGCCCAGCAGGCGCGGCACGTCGGCGTGAAGGCATCATGCGCGCGGCCGATACGGGGCCGCGCGCGCCGGCGCCACTCGCCCGGAGCGGGCTTCGCGAGGCCGCGCCAAGCACGCAGCCACCATGCGAGGTCACTACACGGGCGAGCGCGCCAGACCTGGTTGATCAGCGTCACCTGCGTCTCGCTCTCGGCGGGGAACATGCTCACAGCGCGCTCACCCGCTTCCGCGCTTCGACGGTGACCAAGAGTTCGCTCACCCATTGCGACCCGTCGCTGGTGACGTCCTCGGCGAGCTCGATCGGACCGGTCGGATACGACTCGCGTACCGACTGGCCTTGCGTCGGGTCGGCGCGCAGCGTCTGCTCGATCTCGTTGAAGAGCGCGAAGCACCGCTCCGTCGTCGGCTGTGCCGACTCGTTCCCGGTCTGCGTGACGCGGATCAGGATGTTGAGTCGGTACCGCTCCTCGCGGCGCTGGTTGCCGATCGCGGCGGCTTCCTGCTGGCCGCTGACGCCGGCGAGCCAGATCCACTCGCCTTCCGGCATCGGCCACGGGCCGCCGTAGGTGACCTGCACGGTGGCGAGGTTCGGGCGCGCCTGTAGTGCGGTGAACAGCGCCGCCTTGAACGCGGGGATGCTCGACGCCACGCTACCTGCGTTCCACGCCCGCGGGCGGGTAGGGCCGCTTCTCCAGCGGCGAAAGTTCTCGGGGCGGCCGAGGCCGCGGCGGGTTGTCCCGCCGCGGCTCTGGCTGCTTCGGCTGTGGCTTGTCAGCCACGCGCC